CGATGTAGAAGATACGACGTTCTGGCGCACGAGAGATACGATAGATCACCAGTGAGTCTTCCATCGACTTCAACTGGTTCAGAGGCTTGATCGCCTTCTGTAGATATCCGATAACCATATCACCACCGACATTGACAAGTCCTGATGATACGTTAACAACCGAGTCAACGGCGATTCGAATACCCTGAGAAGCAGGGTCGTTATAGGTAGATCCCTGCGTAGGTGCCTTGGCGAATCCCTTATCGTTATAGATGTAGAACTCTTCGGCGGTCTTGTTGATAATTACGTTTGTATTCTTATTTGCTTTGACTCGTCTTTGAGTCTTGATCTTACGAATCTTACGTGGATCGATATATCTAAGTTCTTTGATACCTTCACGCGGAGCTTTCTCGTCGATGATGGCATGATAATAGAGTCTACCATCGACATACCACTTACGAAAGATCTCGTATGCGTGCTGGTTAAATTCAAGAAGCTCAACAACATTATCGAACTCTTCGAGAATCATCTTCTTGATATTCTCTGGCTGTTCTAGATCGTCAAGGTTAAGTGATACTATCTCTTTCTTCGGATCCATAACAATAGCTTCATTGACAATATCGTCAACAGCCATTTCAACATCCGGATGCATAGAGATCTCACGATACTTGCTAACAAGTTCTGCTTCATTTCGTACCGCGCCTTCAAGATCTACGTATTGGCCGTAAGCACCACCTTCAGAAACGACAAGTGCCCCATCCTCTTCGAGCTTTGGCGCGAAGGAAGGGAGTTCTTCTTGCGGTTTCTTTCGAATAATTTCAAAACCAAATAATTCGGCCATTTGGACTCCTGTTCACAAAAAAAGTAAGGGGAATGGTTACCCCTTACTTATTATCTTCCACCAGCATCGCTGGTAGTACCACCACTTACAGTCCAGTAATCGTATGAGAATGTAACCTGGAATGATTCGATCTGATCGGTTGTTGCCCAGTCGAGCTCGATCGGCGAGATCACGCTTGGGAAGATACCATCAAATCGGTATTCACGAATCGCCGTACCGTCTTTACCGTACTGAACTACAGTAGCGTTTGACTTGTAACGATTGATTTCACGAACGTTACGCTCAAGACGATTGATTCGGTTCGACCACTCTTCCATGGCGTTACGAATCAGGAAGTCTTCATCGTTGATAACTGTTACTGTCCAGTCACCGAATGTTCTATCTCCGGCCAACTTCATTTGTCGGCCGAAGTAGAATACTGGAATGACACCGAGTGCAGCTTCTGGAATCTGAGCAGCCTGGACCATGAAAGGCGTCTTCAGATCACCAGCAGAATTTGCAGGGTTGTTGATACGCACCTGGAAAAGATTCTGACGTGCACCGCCGTAGACCAGTTGGCTTCTCATTTCATTGATATTAAAAGCCATTTCTTATTTCCTCCTAGTTTCTTTTATTTATTAGAACTGGCCGACAACTTCGTTGAACTCTACACCGGATCTTACGGCGACGAAGTTCAGCTGGATGAAGTTGATGCTCTTTGCTGGCTTGATGTAGATGTCACCAACAAAGCGGTTTGTATCCACAACCTCTGGAGTATTGTTTGTCTCGTCACAAACAACACGGAAGTCGGTGATACCACGGCGGCCTTGAACGTCACGGAGGAATGGTTCCACCAGATTGAGGAACTGAGCTCTTGTGAACTCATCGTTGAATTCGAAGAGCATCTGGTTAGCAGCTGTTGCAATTGTCTTTTCTAGAACAATGAACAGGCGGCGAACGTTAATGCGATCGAAAGCGCTTGGACGACCAAGAGCAGTCTTATCGCCGAACAGAACGGTTCCTTGACCTGGCTGTGTGATTACTGGGTTAACGTCGTTCTTGTACAGAAGATCACGGTCTGTCTTGCTTGGGCTATAAGCAAGCTTGACAAGGTTCTTGATCTGGCCACGATTGAAGCCAGCTGGCGAGAACCAAGGATCACGTAGATCGTCTGAACGAGCTGTTAGACCTGCAATATCACCATTCAACGGAACATAACGATATACGTCGTTATACTTGTCGTACTGGTACTTGTAGCCAGAATCGATGAATGCATACGAGCTGTTACGTACACTCTGACGGAATGTTACGATGTTTGAAGCTTGTGATCCTTCAACCGCAGAACCAACAACATCTTCCTTCTGTGGCGATACAAATACCACGCAGTCCTTACGAACTTCAGCGATATTGTCAATCAGATAGTTAGCTAGCTGAGCACCGTTCGATGCGCCAACAGCCTTACCTGCCATCAGAAGCGATACGTCAACCGATGAGGCATCAGCAAAGATGTCGTAAGCAGAAGCGAGAGCAGCAACCGTAGCCGTGTTCTCGTTCACACCATCACGTCCACCGATGAATGACTTCGAGTATGGAAGTGAGGTTGTTGAGTTAGCAAGACTTGCTGCAGCAGTTGTAACTGCTTCTGGACGATCATTTGTAGCCCACACGTAACGCGAGTTATCGTTGATGAGTGTCTTGTAGAAGGCGGTTGTACCGTCTTCACCGATAGCATCCGAAGCACGTGATAGATTCTCGTAAACTTCAAGAACGGTACCTGGTGTGCCAGTGTGCATGCCGTCCTCGTCTACAACTACAACACTTACTTGATCAACTGCTGTTAGACCGCGGTCTGATAGGTAACGCGAAGTACCTGGAGCGGTTGGAACAGTATTGAAGAACTCCCACTTACGTGAGATTGTATTTGCTGTAAAGTTCGAAGCACGATTCCAAGTATCTTCAAATGTGATATTGAAGAATGCCTGGGTTACCGCGTCTTCCGAAGTAACTGCTGGAAGCGATTTGATCTTCAGAGTCTGTGTACCAACAGTGCTGTTACCTAGTTCGATGTAGTCACCGACCGAGAGAGACTGAAGGATTGTGTTTGCAGCAGTCTTTGTTTCAGCGTATGTAAGGGTCGAAGCACCCGAATCCCATGTAAGGAAGACGTTAGCTGTTGTCGAGTTTACGTTGATCGTGATACCGGCTGCAGACAGCTGATCAAGACGGTACGTAGCAGCTGTTCCACCAACGCTTGTATTGCTGAATGGGTTGATTGTGCGGCTGTATTGTGCTGCAGAATCACACATTGAAACGCGAAGCGAGTTACCTAGATCACCTGGATAACGAGCTACGAACTGTGTGCTTGCAAAGGTAGCATTTGCAGGACCCTTGTCTTCGAAGTCATCGGCGTTCTTGACGATGTTGTCTGCAAGCTCAACAATACCGCTGTTAGCAACCGCATTCAGTGCAAGGGTATTTGCATAGAAGTTTAGCTGAGCATCTGTAGAAGATGTGGCATTTGCAGTTAGAACGACAGCAAGAGCGGTTGAGTTAGCTGTAACAGTCGAAACGAATGTTCCTTCTGGAATACCAGCACCAAATACTGCATGTCCGGCCTGTACACCGTGGTTGTTACCGGTGAGGATAACCGTCGAGTTGCTGTTCAGGTTTGCTGAAGCAGCAGAAACAGTGTTCGAAAAACCAGTTGTAACAGCTGCACGACTTACATACAGAGCATTGCCGTATGCAAGGAAGTTAGCCGCAGTAAAGAATGTTTCGAAGTTGTCTGATGTTGGCTTGCCATAACGTGCGGCAAGAGTATTTTCTGAATCTACTAGAATGAACTTTCCGACTGGACCCCAACGGAACACACCACCGAAAGCACCGACAGTGGTAGCCAGCGATGGGATGCTAGTTGTTAGATCGATCTCAGATACATTAATTCCAGGGCTGACTTGAAACGCCATTGTTATCTCCCTTAGTCGAAGGTGTTATATACTAGTTTTGCTTTATTTATAAGTTGAGGAAATTGCGTTTCTGCTCTGCCCAAAACTCGTCTCTGTATGTATTGTCATTACCAATCAAAGATTCATTGGTTTGATTATCATATTCATCATCGCCGGTACTCATAAGACCAAACGGAAGCATCTCTTCCTCGAACATCTTCTCGTTCTGATCATAGATCTGCTTGCGGATATCAAGGTCCGTGAGTTCTTTTAAGTACGGTTGTGTTGTTAGCCATGCAAAGAGAACGCAGCACATGGCCATATCATCATGGCCTTCTTCGGCTTCGTATGACTGATTACCCTTCAGGCTGTTCTTCAGTGAGAATCGTGTCAATTCATAGATGGTATCATAGTCTACAATGATAAGCTTGTCAGATTCTACAAGGGTCTTGAGTGTGGCACAACCGATTCTCTTGACCTGCTTCGTGGTTCTGACGCCACGGGTAGTTGATGCAGCGAATCCACCCGACAGGCTTTGACCTGAACGACCATTGTTGGCTGTCACAAAGATGCCCTCGTACTCGAGATCATAGTGAAGGATATCTGCCACCTGCTGGCCGATATCGTTTGTTTCTACAAGAACGACGGCGTCATTGTACTTCTTTGCCACCTCATAGATGATGTTAGGATATAAAAGCGGACTGAGCAGATTGTTTCTAAAACAGGCAACCTGACGATACGGTAGGTTGTTTACGTTATAGACGATGAAGGCAGAGTAGTCGGCACCGGCTCCTCGAGAGGTATCGACTACGATCGCATAGATCGTATCCTTAATCGGTTCCTCATATACCTTCAACCCGGCCGGCGTCGTATGGATAGGTTGCTTATAAACCATGTTACGAAGCTTGTTCGGATTGATGAGAGTATTCGATGATCCAAGGAACTCACACTCGTATTCCTGGCGGAACTGGTCCTCAGACGTATTGCTGATCGTCTCTTCTTTCCATGCCTCATCACGGCCTGGAATCTGTGACCAGTGAACGTCGACGCGAGCATAGGCGTTTCTACCCTCTTCGGACTCCGTCCAGATACGGTAGAACATGTTCATACCGTTCGGAGTCGAGGTGATCAGAACCTTTGAGCTCTGACCAGATGAGATGGTAGGATATACCGACGCGAAGAACTCGTCCTGAATGTTGGTAGGAACGAACGCGAACTCGTCCAGGTATACCATGTTTTGAGACGTACCACGAATGGCCGATGATGAGGTAGCCGAGGCAAGGATTTCAGATCCGTTCTCAAGCTTGATGTTACCCTTGTTCCATTCGGTAACACCCATCTGAAGCCACTTCGGAAGGTGTTCGAACATGAGCTGGATACGTCCAAGAATCTCTCGAGCCTGTCTGTCCTTGTTTGCCAGGATAGCGATCGAGTATTCTTCGTTAAAGAGGATCTTCCAGAGCAGATAGGCAGCAACGGTAGTCGTCTTACCAACCTGACGAGGCATCTTACAGATGACGAATCGGTTGTCTTCAAAGG